TTCAAATACTTTTCATATTATATATATATATATGCCGCGTAAAAGAAAAGCTATAAAATTAAAAGAAGTAGAAATTAGGAGAACAAAGAATCGTAAAACAAAGGGTCGTAAAACAAAGGGTCGTAAAACAAAGAATAGTAAAACAAAGAATAGTAAAACAAAGAATAGTAAAACAAAGGGTCGTAATAATACAATGAAAGGGAATCGAGGGATGGGTAAGTATACACCTCGCCCACCATCCCAAGGTAAGTATACACCTCGCCCACCATCCCAAGGTAAGTATACACCTCACCCGCCATCCCAAGGTAGGCCAGGATGGACTCGAAAAACAGTTCCCCACACAATACAAAACGTGAATGATTCTAAAAGAGCTATTTTACAAAACGTGAATGATGCTTTGACTGATGCTTTTCAAGAACTGGGATACGGTCAAGTATTAATATCCAGCGAACTAACGGTATAATTAGACATATAACTATTATTAATTATAATTTTTTATAATTAATAAATTCAAATACTTTTCATATTATATATATATATATATGCCGAGTAAAAGTAAAACAAAGAATCGTAAAACAAAGAATCGTAAAACATTAAGGGATAAATTGGTTGACGAATTTAAAAACACCTCTCCTGTATTATTACAAGATGATATCGTGCATCATATGGGTGGTAACGCAAAATCTATTAGAAACAAGAAATCGTTCAAAAAAACATCAACAACCACAATAAAAAGCAGAAAGGTCAAGATCAAGAATAAGAAAACAAAACAAAGAAAGATAAAAGGAGGGATGTCCGGTGTTCACGATGAATTTATGCGGATAAATATAATAAGCAATGATAGTCACGATTTACAAATTTTGGTTCGTCCCGCCGATAATATATATAAATCTGTCGTGGACGGTTTAGAGGATACACCGAAGCATCGGGTAATAATACGTCTAGGAGAGGATAAAATAGAACCTGATGGGACATTTCAGGATTATGAGATAGAAACCGGTGCTAGATTAAATGTCGAAATCCTTGCGAGAAAAGGGTTTAGTGAAATATTGGAAGATATTATTAAACTTAATCTCCATTTACATCCGGACATCCTTATGCTTCCGGAAGTCGGGCCAGATGGGTCTCCAACCTTTAATATAGTAGAACCTTGGCGGATAAATGGAAATGTAAATTGGGGTTCAGAAGATATAACGTATCTCCCGGAAAGTTTCGGCGATTTAATAGTAAACGGAAAATTATATTTGAATGATAATCAATTAACCACACTTCCGGATAGTTTTGGTTATTTAACCGTAGATGGAAATATATACCTGAATGGCAATGAATTGGCCTCACTTCCGGATAGTTTTGTAAAATTAATCTCGACTCATAAATTATCAAAAATTGACCCCGACGGATACTGAATAGAACGCGCTTCCGGGTAGTTTTGGAGAATTATTAACAGAACATAATTTATCAAAAACTTCTTCATAAAATTGATTTATAAAATACGATAATAACATATTATAAATGAGGTGTTTTAGTTGGAATGTCGCCGGTATTCGCGCCCGAATTAAAAATGGATATATGGATTTCTTGTCGTCAAGTGAATGGGATATTGTATGTTTTCAAGAAACTAAGGCAGAAGAGGAACAAGTCAAGTTATCAGAGGATATTCGAGAAGCCTATCCATATAGATACTGGAAAAGTTGTCAAGGAATTACACAGCGCAAAGGATTAAATGGTACCTCTATTTGGAGTAAAACACCACCAATTCAAGAGATAACAACACCAGATTTTGATATAGAAGGAAGAATAACCTCTCTGGAGTTTGATAAGTTTATAATAGTAACTGTATATACACCGAATAGCCAATCACCCAAGTCCGATAGACATATATTCAGGACGGATGAATGGGATTGTAAGTTTCTAGACTATATCAAAGAATTGGATAAAATTAAACCTGTTGTAGTATGTGGTGACCTGAATATTGCGAGAGAAGATATAGATGTTTTTGCCCCAATTAGATTTAAAAATAAAGTAGCGGGGTTTTTGGATAAAGAAAGAATGAATTTTCAAAAGATAGTGGATGCGGGATGGGTAGACACTTTTAGAGAAAAATATCCAACCGAACCAAAGAAATATACCTATTGGGACCAAAAAATTAAAGCCCGGAGAGAGCAAAATGATGGATGGAGAATTGATTACTTTCTAGTTCCAGATAGATTGAGAGAGAGTATAATTTCGGCGGAAATTAGACCAGATATAATTGGAAGCGACCATTGTCCCGTCACGTTAGAATTAAATATATAATATTATTAAACGATTTAAAGAAGAAACAAAGAGTATTATTGGAGGAGGAATTAAGGGATAGATGTATTATTATTATCGCCCACTTGGCGCAATTGGATAGCGCACACGACTTCTAATCGTGAGGTTGCGGGTTCGAGTCCCGCAGTGGGTATATTTAATCCGTACAGCAAATAATAATTATATTTTTTTATTTAAGTTAAATAAAACTATAAAATGGATTATGAATTTATGGTCATTTGTCCGAGTGGTTAAGGAGATAGACTTGAAATCTATTGGGATATTCCCGCACAGGTTCGAGTCCTGTAGTGACCGAAAATATAATATTTTGTATAAACAAATTATTATGTAATCTTTATATATAAATGAAAAGACGAGGTAATAAAAAGAAATCGCATACAAAGAAATCGCATACAAAGAAATCTCATACAAAGAAATCGCATACAAAGAAATCGCATACAAAGAAATCGCATACAAAGAAATCGCATACAAATAATAAAGGTAGTGGTATTAAAAGAAAAAGGCAACATAGAAGTTCTAGGGGGTCATCGCATAAAACTCAAAAACGTAGAAAAAGAGATAATTTAGATTTTAGAGAGGTTAAAAGTATTCTTAGTTCTAACAGTTCCAATAGTTCGAAGCGTTCGAAGCATTCATTCGCATCGAGAGAACTCGACCCTATAGAGAGAGAAGCTAAGTTAAACGAATATTATAATTACGCATTTGCTAATGCTGAAGAAGTGGCTGAAAGAATAAAAATTGATTCTCATAGAAATGAACATTTTAGAGATTGTTATCCACGTTCTTTATATTTACTCGGTTTAATTGATATTAAATTAAAAGAGGCTATTTCTGCGGAAACCTTTTACCGATTCCATAATTCATCGGGAATTATTAACCAAGTATTGATTGATAAATTTAATGTTCCCTTAGGCCAAATAGAACAATATACTCAACCGGATGATTTAGACGGTAATATATATCAATGGGCACAAAGAAACATTCCTTTAAATAATTTCGTACTAATAATTATTCATGAGAATCAGCGACCATCCGGAGAAGCCATTAATACTCACGCATTGTTAATTGGCAAAGTAAGCATAGATAAGATAGATATTCGTACTCGACCAAAACACGATACGCTTAAAGAAGACGAAATAATATTAGTTGATACTCAAGTCGGCGATATACATGGGCTTCACAATTACGTTTATAATTTAGGAGAGGCTCAAATTAATAGATACCTAGATACTTATAATTTTAATAGACACGCAATGTCCGCGTTGAGACTACGGTTAGATTTAGCAGACGTATTTACTAGGTTAACCATTTAAAGAAAAATTGATACGATATATTTGTATATATAAATACGCACAATGGTAAACGGTATGTGTGGGAACGCGATCGAATTTAATATTAAAGATAACGGGAATGACAATATTTTATCAAAATCGATTGATTACTGGCGTACGATACTTGATGCCAGCGTTAAAGTATGCAATGGTACCCCGATTATTAGTTTTCGAAAAGGAAAAGAAAATATTCTTCAACTTTGTTTGATGACCGAACTACTTAATCTTAACTATAAAATAAGAAAAGAATTCCCATTCTCACCAATGTATAGCGACTCCGAAGGAAATTGTTGCGAGATTGGCGACCGAACCAGTTTAGCCCCAGATATTTCGATTTTATTCCCATTTAAATGTATCATTGAATGTAAACATGGCTTGTCACCCGAAGCAGTCTATCAATTGATGGCATATATGGAACACCTCGACGATTATGATATGGGTTGCACTATTGAGTGGTACATTGATAAAGATGAACATATAACGATTACCTCTACATTATTGGTAAAAAATAAAAGTGACCCAGGTAGTTATTATAAACATACTTTAACTCACGACACCGGTATCGTTAGATCCCGGAAATTTATCGAAATATAAATAATTATGACAATAATTATTTATATATGTAAATGATTGTTAGCTATAGATTCTTTGAGAGCGAACAATCGAGCGTATTTATTATTTTATTTATATTTATTATTTTATTTATATTTATTATTTTATTTATATTTATTATTTTATTTGGGTGTAAAATACATATATTAGAAACATCTATTTTTTCTTCAAAACACGCCCTTCACTAATTTCGCGCGTCTAACTATCTTCTTATTGCGTAAAAAAATATAATAGTATTACTATACATCCACTATATTTGATGAATATATTAGAACTGTCTAATGTTATACGCGGATACCAATAACATCTATATTACCCGCTATCTTCGTCAGTATGCGGACATATCTAAATTATCAATGCCCGGTATTTTTGTCCTTAAAAAAATAAAAAATAAAAAATAAAAAATAAAATATTCAAAATATTAATATAATTAACTATCCTTTCGGGCAATAAGGATCTTTTAGATTAAATGCTAATCTTGTTATTTTCAAATTCTTTTCTCTCCCGGTTCGTATCGTGTTTCTTAAAAATCATCTTACTTTGTCGTTGTTTTTGTCTCGAATTCAACACCTTCTCTCTTTGTGAGAAGGTCATCTCCTTTTTTTGAGACTTGGAAGACCGAATATGTTTATCATATATATTCGTCTCAATCATAAATTCGCAGTTTCCGTTGTATTGCATGTTTTGGTTCATGGTGTTATCGGTTATCAGTGGCTGAACGGCACTTCAATTTTATACACAAAAATATTATTTTATAAAAGTAAAAATATTACCAAAATAAAATATCCTGTCAAGATATCAAAGGAAATGTCGAGAAAGTTATAGAAAATGTAATTATAAATAAAAATTGATTTCAAATATGAATAAGAATATTCATACAAATACAATGGATACATCATCCCCAACGATTCCTAAAAATGATTATACGACGATAAAAAATTACTATGATAATGAATTGAATAAAAATAAGGATTTGGTGGTAACTTCAAACGATGAACCTACACCAATTGATTGTGTAGAAGAAATGGTTAATAAGATACCCGACTCATTCTGGGAAGATAAAAATATAAAAATTCTGGATCCTTGTTGTGGATGTGGTAACTTCCCTTTTGTAATTTATTATAAATTGCTTCGCTATCATAGTAGAGAACATATTTTGACGAACATGTTATATTTCAATGATTTAAATATTCAACGTATAAATGTTATGCAAAAGGTATTTGATTCGGCTTTGAATATTTATAATGAGGATTATTTGAACATCAATATTTCACTTAAATTTGATTTAATCGTGGCTAACCCTCCATATGCAAAACTATTAGAGAATGGCAAACGAGCGTCAAAGAACCACAACCTAATTGGATCATTTATAAAAAAGTCACTTGAACTTATTAATCCGGGTGGATTACTGCTTTATATAACACCCGATAATTGGATGTCGTACGCCGATAGAAATACACTTATTTGCGAATTAACTAAATTGCAGATAGTTTATTTAAATATACATATTGCAAAGAAATATTTTAAAAAAGTCGGCTCATCATTTGTATGGTATTTAATTGAAAATATACCATCTTATAAACCAATTACTATTGAAGGCATCTGGAAAAAGAATATATATAAGGATACCGTTCTAAGCGAAGAACGGAAATATATTCCCCTTTACTATAACAATATAGTTCAATCTATCTTACATAAAACGGTCGATAACGACCTTATAGAAAAATTTAATGTGCAAACCAGTAGCAATTTACATAAATACGGAAAGAAAGAATTCATTTCTGCGACACAAGATACCATTCATAAATATAAATTAATACATACACCAAAACAAACCGTATGGAGTTCAAAACCACATAAATATCAAGATGGCTTCAAAGTATTTATTTCTACAACATCTTACTACGGAACATTCGTAGATAACTGCGGAATGACACAATCCATCGCATTTATTATCTGTAAAGATGAAACCGACTCGACAAATATAAGCAAAGTCTTAAACCACCCAATGTATAAATTTATTAACAATATCTGTCGTTATGGAAACTTCAATAACATCCGCATTCTACAAAAATTCCCATATTGCGATAATTATGCCGATGTTTATAAGAAATTCAATATAACCGACGCAGAGATACTATTTATCGAGTCAAATAACTAATCGTAAAAAACCGAATTATTCAATATTTTTATAGATATAGTTAGAATAACTAGGCCACCTTATGCTCCAGAAAATGCGAAGTCATTTGTAGGGTATATCGTTGAATGTTTCAATTTAGATACAAATAAATTACTATTTCGTGAAATAAAAAATTATAAAATATAAATTTTTTAATGAAGAATTCGTAACCGATAATTTCGAGGAATATAATAGCGATGATATTACAAGCAATCCGGTTCAGTAACAACGGAAGCGATTATCTATACCTAGAGTTGAGATGTATTATATTATTTTTCAATAAGTAAATCTAAATACTTTTTCAAAAAGTATGAAATGATATAAATATTTTATGAACAATGATAGGATTAAATTAAAACGTCCACGAAATACTCTTCACCGGAAAACATCCTTTTATATCATATTCTTTACGTATTCGTCCTCTTTTTTTATTAACCTTCAGTTTACAATTTAATTTTGTATTTAAATATTTATATGTTTCTCCATTAACTTCCAAACTTTTACAAACAGCGGGTGATAAAAGTATTTCATTTCCTTTTGATTTACTGGTTATTTGATTACTTCCTCCCGTTTCCAAATCAAAAGTGATAATTTTAGATAACTCATCTCGCATTCGTTTCGGGTCATATGTTGTTAACGGACCTAGTTGAATGGTATATACACCGCGGTCATTATTATCATCGGCGGATTCCAAATAATTATCTGGATTATCTGGATTAAATATTTCGCGACCGGTAGTTTTTGGCACAGTGGTTCTTTTATGACCTAGATAATGAAGGTAGAATTCAATAGTTTCTTCTGGAGATGAAACCGTTTTGTGATAGTTCTTTGGAAACCAACATTTAATTTCATTCCCCCCCGAGGCAAGGCCACAAGATGTCCCGGGTTCTATCATGGGAAGTTTATTATCATAATGAAACTTTAATTTGTCTTCAAACCCGATATAGGTGTCATTATCTAAATTACAAAATATGATACACTCGGTCCCATGATTTTCTAATAAATACGTGATATGTTTATCGTCGGTATTTTTACCGGATGATCGAATTCGCAGTAAGATTTCTTGCCGAATTAAATATTTCAAGTCATCTGTGCTACGTTCAAAAGATTTTGAAATATGCATTTCAAAATAACCAGGGATTGTTGGATACAGTTTTTTGGTCGACCTTTTTTCTCTTAGAACATTATTTGCGTTATCAAGAATCCTATCTTCAGTATAGTCTTCAATCCATTCTTTATACTTGGGATTATCAATTAAGTAAATCTCAATATTTAGTTTTGCATTTTGTTGTGGATTGGTTGGATAACCACAGGCTCTTCCTAAAAAAGCCTGGATGAATGTATCAGATTTACTTTTCCCACAAGTTTCCACTAAACAGCGAATATACTTTTTGTCTATCCGTTGTCCCCTACGTAATCGATTTTTTACAAAAATAATTGGGACTTTAGATATTACATGATTAATATCTTCGTTACAGTTCATATCGTAGCACTTGTAGTTTTTCTTTTCCTCATCGCAAATTTTCTGACAAACTTTGGCGGTTACGTTTGTTACTCGAATAATAGCTGTTCCTGGGATATTTTGGCGATTGCGAATAATGAGTCTAATTCTTCTTTTTAGGTCATTTTCCGGGATAAATTTAATAGATTTGTTTTCATACAAACCTTTAATTGAAACGTACCCAATACCAGGGTTCATTTTTATAATCTTTTTATCATTCTGTTCGTGCTGAATAACGTTAATTTCCTCCGAGAAACATGTTGCCGAAACAGAACAAAGGATATTATCATTTACCTGCCTTTCTTTATTTGTAAAAAGTTGATGGTTTTTACAAAATTTGTTAAGCATCTGTGTAAGACTTTGTCCGTGATCAGATTCGTCAATAAATACCAAGGATTTATCTATATTGTATCGTTTTTTTAATTGTGTTCCAGTAACACAATGAATCTTATCAGGCAAAGAATCTATGTATGAAATACGGTCAATCCAATCATCCGTGGTTTTATCAATCGTGTATAATATATATTTCTTATATTTCGCACTAAAGCTTTTTATATCCCGAGTATATTGATTCTTTATATCAGTATCACTCATAGCAGTTACAAAATAAACTTCGTCGACTTTTTTATATGCGAGTAAAATATAAGCTAATAAAAGCATCGTGTCCGTTTTGCCAGACATAGGTTGTGCTTTTAGCACAAAAGTGTCAATTAAAGAATCATATATCCATTTTAAAATATCATTGGTAGTATTAACGATGTTAGGATAAATATCTATTTTTTCACAATATATTTTATGAGATTCCGGAATTAGCGGTGTACCAATTTCGTGTTCGCCGGTGTCGAAAGGTTGAATTATTGGGGTAGGAGTGTTGTCCACCATTTTATTCTATTAATACCGGGTAACAATTGGAAATACGTGCTTCAATTTTTAAATCAATCAATAAATTTATATTATTCGTAAAATACTACCACTTTGGAGGCGTGTCTTAATCAAAATATTTTACCTAAAAATATACAGAAATCATTTACACCATTTGATTAGAATATCAAATGTTGGATCTATTGAAAAATGATTATATTTTGGATATAAATGGCGTAATTCGCATTGTTTCGTTAAATATTTAAAGCAAGAAAGGTTTTTTAAAATACGATTCGTGATACGACATTGATTATGTAAATCAAATTAAATATATACAAGAATGAGTTGAAAAGTATGACAATACATTCTAAAATAAACGAATTAATACAAATATTTCTATAATAGTATAATTATTAACGATTTTTACAATATCTTTACGGTCATATCTTTACGGTCATATGTTTTATGATACCGTAGTTTATAAGTATTAAAACTTATATCGAAATGTAAATAAATAATAACCAAAAATATAAAGACTTCATTCCGCACAATTATTCAATAATATAATTTAGA